TTTGAAACTTATATTACACCACTCATTAGAAATATACCAGATATAGAACTTGCAACAAGACCAAAAGAAGGAGATTTAATTTATTTTCCACTTGGAGATAGATTATTTGAAATTAAATTTGTAGAGCACGAAAAACCTTTTTATCAACTTCAAAAAACATATGTGTATGAATTGAGATGTGAATTATTCAGATACGAAGATGAAGAGATTGATACTGGTGTCGAACAAATAGATGATAATGTTGAAAAGTCTGGTTATATTGAGTCTTTAACTTTAGTTGGATCTGGATCCACTGCAACAGCTATTGCGGGAATAGTTAATGGTGGAGTTCGATTTATAACTATAAACAATAGAGGAGAAAAATATACATCCATACCAAGAGTGGCAATTTCATCTGCTCCAGCTGGTGGTTTAACTGCCGTTGGCGTAGCATCAATGATAGCAGGTCTTGTTGACTGTAATGGCACAACTTCATCTAAAGTTCAAAGAGTTGATGTTATTAATGCAGGATATGGTTACACAGTTCCTCCCTCTGTTGCATTTTTTGGAGGTGGTGGTGCTGGTGCTGCTGCTACTGCAACTATTGGTGACGGAGTTGTGGGAATTGTTACCTTAACTTCTGGAGGGTCTGGTTATTCAACTGTTCCGACAATTACATTTTCATCCCCATCTGGAGTTGGTGTAACTGCAACTGCTATTGCATATCTAAACTCTGTTGGAATTATTACTCAAATTGGTATTACAAATGCAGGTCTTGGATATACTTTACCACCAACTATTACAATATCGTCCCCATATATTTCCGGAATAGGAAATTATATTTTTAATGAAACTGTAGTTGGATCAGCCAGCAGCACAACAGCAAAAGTAAAATCTTGGAATGCTTTAACTAATGTTTTGCAAATTTCAAATATTGCAGGATCATTTGTTAATGGCGAATCTATCACTGGATCTGAATCTGGCGCAGTCTATCAGTACAAAAAAACCTCAGTTTCAAATGCAGATGATAGTTATGCTCAAAATACCACTATAGAAAATGAAGCAAATGATATAATTGATTTTACAGACAATAATCCATTTGGTATGCCATAAATATTTTATCTGATAATAAATAATTATATAAGGAATTCCTAACATATGTTTGAGTATTTTTACCACGAAATTATAAGAAGAACCGTAATTGCATTTGGTTCTTTGTTTAATGAGATTTTAATTAAACATACAAATGATTCTGACCAAATCGTAAGCACGATTAAAGTTCCTTTGGCTTATGGTCCAACTCAGAAATTTTTGGCTAGACTTGAACAAGTTCCCGATTTAAATAAACCAATTCAAATATCTTTGCCGAGAATGTCATTTGAATTGATTGGAATAAATTATGATTCTAGTAGAAAGTCAACCACAACTCAAACTTTTTTAAGTGGGTTAGAAAGTAATGGTACTCAAATTAGAAAAACATATCTTCCTGTTCCGTATAATTTGGATTTTGAACTTAGTATTTTTTGTAAATTGAATGATGATATGCTTCAAATTATTGAACAAATATTACCATATTTTCAACCAGCATATTCTTTGACTGTTGATCTAGTATCATCTATTGGGGAAAAAAGAGATATTCCTGTGATTTTAAATTCCATTTCGATGAGTGATGATTATGAAGGTGACTTTAAAACCAGAAGAGCTCTTTTATATACATTAAGATTCACTGCAAAAACATATTTGTTTGGTCCAGTTTCCTCTTCTGGTGTATCGGAAGACATTATCAAAAAAGTTTCTATTGGATTTGTTGCTGGTGGTGAAACTTCAACACCGACAAGAGAAGTTACTTATAGTGCAGATCCAAGAGCAACTAAAAATTATACAGGTATTGTAATTACAAATCTTTCTGAAGATGTCGATACATCAACAACTATAATTACAGTAAATGATGCAACTAATATTTTACAAAACACTTACATTTATATTGATGAAGAAGAAATGTTTGTTAAATCCAAATCTTCCAATAAATTGACAGTTACAAGAGGTGCCGATGGATCATCTATCACAAAACACGTTTCGGGTGCTGGGGTTAAAAATATTACTGCTGCAGATAATCAACTAATTGATTTTGGGGATGATTTTGGATTTAGCGGAACACTATGAAAATGACAAAGAAATATGACAAATTGAATGATGCGTTTAATGTTGCTGGAGAAATAGTATCACAGGAGGTATCTGCAAATTTAATTGATAATGCTATCGAAAAATCATCTTTAATTTCTGACGATATTCGAAAAGATTATGAATATACTCGCGGCAATCTTTATTCCATCATCGAAAAAGGGCAAGAAGCTATTAATGGTATTTTAGAGTTAGCTCAAGAGAGTGAAATGCCAAGAGCATATGAAGTTGCAGGACAATTAATTAAAAGTGTTTCTGATGCAACAGAAAAATTAATGGATTTGCAAAAGAAACTTAAAGACTTAGATGAACAAAAAATAAAAGGTCCCACAAATGTTACGAATGCTCTTTTTGTGGGATCTACGGCAGAGTTATCAAAGTTATTAAAAAACGGACTTACTGAAAACGATAAATAGTAAAAAGGGAGAGAAATCCCAAAGTACTATTGTTGCTAATAAAATGTCAAAGGATGAGTTACCTTCAATTGAACAATTTGTCTTTGATGGCAATTTGCCCTCAATAAAAGAATTTTTAACAGAAAAAATAAAGGATGAATTGCCATCCATTGAAAATTTTATTGAAAAAGAAGAAGAAGAGATAAATGAAGTAGTAGAGGAATTTATACCCGATAAAAACAATTTAGAACTTAATGAAGTTCTTCGTCTAATTAATGATCTTAGGGAAAATATTCCCGATATTCCAGAAATAAAATATTATGATAAAGAACTTGAAGATATTTGCGAATCTATTCAAATACTCACATCTTCTATTCCAGAAGTAAAATATTACGATTCGGATATTGAAAGATTACAGAGAAATATAGAAGAAGTTAGATCTGAAATTCCAATTTTCCCCAGCTGGGTAAATGAAGTAAATGAAGTTCCAGATTTTTCTTGGATTGGAAAGACATTTAGTGTTATTGATGATGATTTTGGTAGAGTCAATGATACTATTGAAACTCTTCGTGAAAGAATAAGAATTAATATTGAAGAAATAATAGAGGAAAACGAAACAAAACTTTTTGAAAATAAGGTTCAATTTAAAAATGAAGTAGAAGAAATTGATAAAAAATATCAAGAAGCAAACAGTAAAATTTGGAAAGAACTTAGAGAATCATCTCTTAAAATTTGGGAATATCATAAAGAATTTAAAGATGATGATAGAAAATTAAAAAAACAAATTGCAAATGAATATAATTCTCTCAAAAACAATATTGAAGAAAAATTAAAAGAATTTAATGAAAATAGTATAAAAACTGATAAAGTTCTTTTGAATTATTTTGAAGGTCTTAAGAAAGAAATTGCAAATCTTCCTCAAGTCAAATATTATGATGAAGATATTAAATATGTCAGAAAAGACATCAAAGATCTTTTTGATTTAGTAAAAACAATTAAATCCGAACAAAAAGAAATACAAGAAAGTTTATTAAGGGAACCACCAGAAGAAAAAGAATCAATAGGTGCAACACCAGATCCATTAACCCCTTTAGATCAAAAATTTGCAACTCTTGATGATCTCGCAAATCATTATAGAATTTTTATTAATAGAATTCAAACTCAACTCTCAACTATGGGAGGTGGAGGTGCCGGATTTATTAAAGATCTTTCCGATGTTGATATCACCGGTATTGCGACAGACTCTATTCTCAAATATGATTATACAAATAGTAAATGGATAGTTGGAGTTGGAGCTGGAAGGACAACCTTAGTAACGTTGGACGATGTAAATACGTCAAATCTTGGAGATGGAAGATTCTTAAGATATGATGCTTCTTCATCAGAATTTACTTTTTCTCCAGTATCCGCAACAAATTTAGAACTTATTGCTGGAGATATTCAATCCGGAGTTGCAACTACAAATTCAACATCACCATTTGTAATAGTGTCAATAAGTGCAACAACTTATAGATCAGTAAATTATCAAATTCAGGTAACTGAAGGAACTAACTATAATATGACGATTATTAATATTCTTCATGATGGAACAATTCCTTATATACTGGAATATGGATCAATCAACCAACCGATAGGAATTGCAACTTTTTCTGCAGATATTAGTGGAGGATCTTTAAGACTTATTGGTTATCCATCTTTTGCAAGTCCTACAACATTTAAAGTAGTTTTTACTGCGATAGAGGCATGAAAACATTTAAACAGTTTCAAGAAGAGTGGTCTAATAAATATAAAAAGAGTATTGATTGCTCAAATCCAAAAGGATTTTCTCAACGTGCTCACTGTGCAGCGAGAAGAAAAAGAGCTAAAGGTGAAAAAACTGAACCAAAGTCAATTGAATGAAGAATCAAAAGTTTTCCCACAAAACACCACATCTAAAAGGAAAACAGCACCAGTTGGATCCTAACTTAGATTTAAAACAATTAGTTCATCACGCAACAGTTCAGTATGTTGATCGTGATGCTGATGGTGATGTTGACGTTTATGATAATCCAAAGAAACCAATTCCTGATGAAAATCCAATTAAAGATTTTGATACTGTTTCAAAAAAATTAATTGCAAAACAAAAAGGAGAAATTAAACATACTCGTAGAGGTATGGCATATGAGGACCTTCGCAAATGGTTTGGAACTGATGGTGAAGGTGGAGTTGGTGGTGGTGGATGGGATAGATATAATACAAAAGGTGAAAGAATTGGTAAATGTGCTCGTGAACCTGGTGAACCAAAACCAAAATGCTTATCAAAAGAAAAGGCATCAAAAATGTCTAAAAATCAGATTGCCTCTGCAGTAAGAAGAAAAAGAAAAGAAGATCCAGTAGCAGATCGTCCAGGAAAAGGAGAGGCACCAAAAATGGTATCTAACAAAATCAAGGAAGAAACAAGATTAGTTAGATACTGCCCAAAATGCCAAAAAAACGAGACAAGAGAAGAATGTAGTTATGGGACAAAATATTGGGATATGTTTTCTATGCCACCATCAATCATGACAAATCAAACAAAGTACAATATTACAAAAATTCATCCTGCAAATGAAGAAAAGGATCACGAACATTCCATGGTTCGTTCTGAAATTTCCACAATTATTAATGCAGCAAATAGATTAAAGAAAAAAATGGGTAAAGGTGAAGGTAATGTTGAAGCTTGGGTACAATCAAAAATTACAAAAGCAGCGGATTATCTTGATTCTGCAGCAGATTATTTAGATAGTGGTGAGCACGATGTTGATGAAGCATGTTGGAGCACCCACAAACAAGAAGGTATGAAGAAGAAAGGAAAGAGAATGGTTCCAAATTGTGTTCCTAAGCATACTGGAATTGTCGCAAAAATTCTTGAGCAAATTGAAGGTGAAGAAGAACTTCAAAATCTTGAAGAAAAAAATGTTCCAACAAATCCCTCTCTTTGGTCTAAGATGAAGTCCAGAGCAAAGGCAAAGTTTGATGTCTATCCATCTGCTTATGCTAATGGTTGGGCAGCAAAAGAATACAAGAAAGCAGGTGGTGGTTGGAAATCTGTAAGTGAAGAAGTTGAACTTGAAGAGGCAGTAAGAATTCCATCTAAAACCGGAAATATTATTCACGTTACATTAATGTGGAGAGGAAAATATTATATGATTAAAATGTTTTTCCCTCAGACTAATAAACCAAATCGTCAAGAAGTACAAGATCAAATTTCTAAAGTTTATCCCGGTTCAAGAGTTCAATCTTATCATGTAGCAGAGTATCAACCAGGAGAACCAATCGTCCATACTGAAGGTGCTGCTTGGACACGTAGGGAAGGACAAAACAAAGAAGGTGGACTTAATGAAAAAGGTAGAAAGTCTTACGAAAGAGAAAATCCAGGAAGTGATCTTAAAGCACCTTCAAAGAAACCCGGAAACAAACGTCGTGCTTCATTTTGTGCCCGAATGTCTGGAATGAAGAAGAAACTGACTTCCGCAAAAACTGCTAATGATCCGAATAGCAGAATCAATAAAAGTTTAAGAGCCTGGAATTGCTGATATGAAATCCTTCAAACAATTCTTATCAGAAAGCATCAACATCTCTGGTGATTTCAATGGAACTTTGAATTTCTTTGATTTGACATAAAATTATGAGTGATGTATATCTTGGTAATCCACTATTAAAGAAAGCCAATACCCCGATTGAATTTACTCAAGATCAAATTCTTGAGTTTGTAAAGTGTAAGGATGATCCCGTTTATTTTGCAAAAAATTATGTAAAGATTGTAACTCTTGATAAAGGATTACAACCATTTGCGATGTATCCTTTTCAAGAAAAATTGGTGAATAATTTTCACCAATATAGATTTAATATTTGTAAGATGCCACGACAGACAGGTAAATCAACCACTGTTGTATCCTTCCTGCTTCACTATGCGGTCTTTAATGATAATGTCAATATAGGTATTCTCGCAAATAAAGCAGCAACCGCCAGGGAGCTTCTGGATAGACTACAAACAGCATATGAAAATCTACCAAAATGGATGCAACAGGGAATTATCTCCTGGAATAAAGGATCACTGGAATTGGAAAATGGAAGTAAAATCTTGGCTGCTTCTACTTCTGCTTCTGCAGTTCGTGGTATGTCATTCAACATCTTATTTTTGGACGAATTTGCGTTCGTTCCAAATCACATCGCAGATTCATTCTTTGCGTCGGTTTATCCTACAATTACTTCAGGTAAAAGCACGAAGGTAATTATTGTTTCTACTCCACACGGTATGAATCATTTCTACCGAATGTGGCACGATGCAGAAAGAAACAAAAATGAATACATACCCACTGATGTTCATTGGTCTGAGGTTCCGGGAAGAGATGAAGTTTGGAAAAAGCAAACTATTTCCAATACATCGGATCAACAGTTCAAGGTTGAGTTTGAATGTGAGTTTTTAGGATCCGTAGATACCTTGATCGCTCCCAGCAAATTGAAAAGTTTAGTTTATGATCATCCACTTAAACGAAGTGCTGGGTTAGATGTTTATGAGGACGTAAAGGAAAATAATGATTATGTAATTACTGTTGACGTTGCTCGTGGTGTTGGGAATGATTATTCTGCATTTACAGTTATAGATATCACAACATTTCCCCATAAAGTTGTAGCAAAATATCGAAATAATGAAATTAAACCAATGTTATTTCCAAGTATCGTTGTGGATGTAGCAAAAAATTATAACGACTCTTATATCTTATGCGAAGTAAATGATGTGGGAGATCAAGTAGCAAGTATTATTCATTATGATCTAGAATATAATAATCTTTTAATGTGCTCTATGAGAGGAAGAGCAGGTCAAATCGTAGGACAAGGATTTTCTGGAAAGAAAACTCAACTTGGAGTGAAGATGTCCAAAACAGTTAAAAAAGTTGGATGTTTAAACCTCAAGACAATGATTGAGGAAAATAAACTTCTCATTAATGATTATGAGATCATCGCAGAACTTACAACCTTTATCCAAAAACACAATTCATTTGAGGCAGAAGAGGGGTGTAATGACGATCTTGCAATGTGTCTTGTAATTTATGCTTGGTTAGTTGCTCAAGATTATTTTAAAGAATTGACAGATCAAGATGTAAGAAAAAGAATTTATGAGGAACAAAAAAATCAAATAGAACAAGATATGGCACCATTTGGATTTATCGAGGATGGATTAGGAAATACAAGTTTTGTTGACTCAGAAGGTGATCGTT